CCAAAGTAAAAGATTATTAATTGACATATAGAGATAATTTTATTTAATATATAGTTATAAGAAAATTTTTTAGATTGTTTATGCCAAGAATAGGAGAAGAGTTCAATTATAGTGATGTATATTTCAGAGACCTAACCATGTGCCTTCTTGATACATTAGAAGGAAGAGTAAAATGGACAAATAATTTCACATCAGGTGATGTTGAAGTAAATGTTCCTTTTTATTATTCACTTACTGGATCCGATAGATTCTTATTGGATAGTTTTTCAGATGATATAGTCTCAAATAATAGATTTGTTGAGCTGAATACTGATATTATACCGAGAGGACATATAACACTTACAAATTGGCAAATAAGATCTGATGAATTCAGAAATCCTAATATTTGGCTTAGAAATGTAGTTGAGGATAATCAAGAAGTAAAAAGAGTATTGAATAAGGTAAGAGCGATTCCAATCACTGCGACATATGATCTTACTATTCTTTTAAAAACAGAGATAGATGTTTTTAAATGCTCACAGGCTATAATGAACACACTTTGGCTTTATAAATTCATGTATTTTGAACACAATTATATGCACATAGATGCGGTTATGACACAACCAGATACAAATGCTATTGAGATTGTTCGTGAGCAGAATTTAACAAGTGAAACTACAATAAAACTAACTGCATCAATCGAAGTTCAAAGTTATTATCCGGCATTTGTTAGAGACCAAGAAATTAGACCATTTAGAACAAGATGGTTCAACAATATAGTTGCGATGAGAAGTGGTTCTGCAAGACCTGGAAATCCAAATGCAAATGATCAAAATCTATCAAATAATGGATAAACCAAAATTGAAAAAAATGACTTTTTTTACATAATATATAGTAATAAGAAAAAATAAAATTTTAATATGAAGAATCTAAAACTCGAACTTTTTAACTTTAAGAAATCCCTATCATTTGATCAAGAGGATGTTTCTTATGTAATTGAAGGACACTTAAATAACTTTGTGGAATTCGGAGAGAAACAAATGATACACTCTTTGAACGAAAGGCTAAGGCCATATACTTATGATAAGAGTGTTAAAAAATTCCTTGAATCTTTGAATTCAGATCTTGCTCAGTATGAGCTTGTTTATGAGCTTAAGTCACTTTATAATATCCTAAATACAAAGAATCAAGGTGAATTGCTAAGACAACCAATAAACGTACTATTACAGACTATCAATTTAGAAACAGATCAAGATAGAATGTCTAAGATTCTTAATGAATTGGCCATTTACGACTGGGTTCCTGAGATAAAACTTTTTGTACACAATCTTACAAAGTCTCCAGAGAAAAGAACTAATCTTTTAAGTGGTGGTAAAGGAGAATCTGTTTATACAATTGTAGAACAGGTTGAAGAAGGACATCTTGCTTTCATAAAGGATTCTTGGTTCCTTTTATCAGAAAGTGCAATTGAAAAAACTCTTTTAGAGAACCATGTAAAGGATGAGAATAAGTTGAGAACACTTAGAAACCTACAAACTGCTCTTCAGTTCTGCAATGTTTCTGAAAGTAGAGTTGATTTTAGGATATCTGAATATCTTACCGTTGGTATCGGTGTTCAGAAAAAGGCAATTTTTATCAATGATGATGAGTTGAATGGTGAATCTACTTTAGAGAGTATATTCTCATCTCCAATTGTTCCTATCGTAAATAAGAATTTTTATCCACTTATACAAGAGGTTGCTAATAATATAGACTCATTTGTAGAATTGGATATTGTTAAAAGAGTGACAAATCTTATTAATCCTACATTAGAAGTATTTGCTTTCAATTTTAAGAACAATATGCACGTTTATAGATGTGATGAGAGATATGGATATTCTCTTTTTGCGTATTCTTCAGCCGTTGAGTTAGTAAATGAAGTTAGAAATGAGTTGAATTTTGATTTAACGTATTTTTACGAAAATAGACTAAGTAATGAATTAATATCAAAAAGAAAGTTAGAAGATAAAGAAAGACAAATCGAGTTGAAACTCGAAGATGTTACTTTTAATATATCAAAAGTAAAAGCATCTATTCAGATGTTGGGAGAAAGCAAGGTTCTTAAAGAAGCTCTTTCAAACTTAGAAAAAAGAAATGATAATCTAAGTACTGAATTACAAGCTGTTAAAGAACTTCAATATAACGAAAGGATTAGAAAATAATTATTAATAGATTTAAAAAAGGTGGGAATTATATAATTATAATTCCCACCTTTTTTTTTAAACTTTTTTTACTATTAAATGTATAACATGAAACCAAATAAAAAATAATTTACATGAATGTACTTAAACAACAAGGATTTATACTATGAGATAATTGTCTCAAAGGCTCAAGGAAAACTCACAAGAAAGGCCGAAAGGATGCTAGAGATTTTAGGCAAAGAAACAATAAAAAAAATGAGGTATTGGAGCAATGATGATAGAAATGATTGTTTACAAGGTGGATTACTTGATATGTATGCAAACTGGTATAATTTCAATGAAGAAAAAAGTGTGAATCCATTCGCTTATTTCACTGAGATATTCAAAAGAGGTATCGCAAAAGCATTCAATGAGATTTATAAGAAAAAAGGAGATCCAGAATCTTCTATAAGATTGGTCTCATTAGAAGGATCTAACGGTGGATTGGGACTACACTCACTTTAAACCCCAAGCTTTTTAAGTGTAGATTCTGTGATTACTATGAACTCCCAACCCTTCTTGTCACAAAATTTTATCATGGTCTCCCACTTCTTTAGGTTTTTTTGAGCCATCTTCAATTTATATTCTAGATTTTTTAACCTTTTGATAGTTGGATTATCTGGTACTTCAAATTTCTTTTCTTGTAAAAGAATTACATCTTTATATTCTGATTCTGGTTTAACCTCAACTATTATTTTTCTTATAACATTATTTGATTCGAGCTCATAATAAAAGTCTGAGTAATAGGTATGATTTTTAAGATTTATATCACCATTACTCTCATAGTGAGTTAGTTGATAAGGTATTGATATACATTCAGCGCCCCATCTTTTAACTTTATCGGAGTTATCAAGGAATATCATCATTCGATATTCAAGCGAACTTCTATAATAGATTCCTCCTTCATTATTAAATTTAATAACCTTTTCTCTATTTTTTGGAATATAGTTTCCTTGGTGATAATTTTTATTGTTCGGTTTTGAGTTTATCATTATTTATATATATAAACATGAGATTGTTCAGATATAAAAACTTTATTAAAGAATCAAAAGAGGACATAGATTCTATATGTAAAAAATTTCGTATAGAAAATTATACCATTAATGAAGACTCAGTTGATGTTGATGGAAATGTTTATTTATATGGAAAAGGATTAACTAAACTTCCCTTGAAATTTGGAAAGGTAAGTGGTAATTTTTCTTGTCATGGTAATAAATTAAAGAGTTTATCAGGCGCTCCCCTTTCAGTTGGTGGTTATTTTTCTTGTCATTCTAATCAATTAAAGAGTTTATCAGGCGCTCCCCTTTCAGTTGGTGGCGATTTTTATTGTAGTGATAATAAATTAAAGAGTTTAGAGGGATCTCCCCTTTCAGTTGGTGGTAATTTTAATTGTAGTTCTAATCAATTAAAGAGTTTATCAGGCGCTCCCCTTTCAGTTGGTGGTTATTTTTCTTGTCGTGGTAATCAATTAAAGAGTTTAGAAGGAATTTCTGGAAGGATTTCCGGTGGAATTTATTGCACTGATAATCAACTAAGAGATGTTAAAGGAGTTAAAGATGGTTGGTTAGGAGAATTTAGTGTATATGGAAATCCAGTTCATGAAATATTTAAATTATTTCCTTATGAAAAATGGGATGAAGTTATTGAAATCTTAAATGAGTATGAAGTTATTCGTGATGACGGTAATTTAATTATTTTACAAAGACTTGAACAAGTTTTTCTGGATCTAGGTTTAGAAGTTCCAGAAATTGAAGAAATTAAAGGATATAAAATTCATTTTTAAATTACTTAGATAGAATATTAGTTAAGTAAATCTCTGAATTTTCCAACTAACGTCATTCCAAGTATTATAGGATCAGTTCTCGATTCTAATTTTTCCCTTAGTTCTGAAATAACATAATTGCATTTAAAAAGCGAATCAATATTCTTTTTTTCTTTTAAAGACCAATCAATAAAATTCCTACCAAGTACATTGAATAATTGATCCATATTATCTGGACCATAAGCAGACATTATAAAATGATATATTTTCTCATAATCAGCAGATTTATCATATATTATATCATAAGTATCCATGATTAGTTTGTTGCTTATTATAGTCGATGATGAACTTATATCTCCGGTATCTTTAATATTTTGTAATTGTACAATGATTGATCTTAAATCTGGAAATTGTTTATTGATTATATTAATAAGTGTTTCTTTTTTTATATCAATTTTTTCTGATTCTGCAATTTGCATAACCTTTTTATAAATTCCAGTTTTTATAAACTTTTCTTCATCTTTATTTAGTACATCAAAATTTATTGAAGTAAATCTGGATTTTATTCCATCAGATATTTTATTATAGTGATTTGTTGTAAGTATGAATCTCACATTATTATGATATCTTTCTATAAAAGCTTTCATAGCATCTTGATATTGGATTGATACTCTATCAAATTCATCGAGAAATACATATTTTATAGGATCTTCTGTTTCAAACATTGGAACAGTTTTGCAGAATCTTTCAATTTCATTTCTAAGAATATCAATTGAGGTATAAAGTGATGAGTTTATCTCTAAGAAAGCTTTTTCTCCTGAATATTTTCCTATTAGAACTCTAGCAAGTGACGTTTTGCCAGTTCCATAATTTCCATAAAATATAAAATTTTTGGTTATTCCATTTTTAAAATGATTCGTTATTCTTTCTGGAAGAATAAGGTCTTCAATTTTAGAAGGCCTCCATTTTTCCCAAAGTAAAAGATTATTAATTGACATATAGAGATAATTTTATTTAATATATAGTTATAAGAAAATTTTTTAGATTGTTTATGCCAAGAATAGGAGAAGAGTTCAATTATAGTGATGTATATTTCAG